AGACCGTTAAGTTCTAAGAAGACCGTCCACGCCGCTACAGGGATTATCCCGACAGGTAGTAAGTTCACCGTATGGGGACTCGGCGCACCCCGGATGGTTACTATTGCGACCCGCCACATGGTGCGCCCAGTGGCTCCCCTCGGTCTTCGGGCCGGGGGGTTTTCTCATATCCAACTCCGTGATCGGTCACACTTGCCTTATCGGCGGTGACTCAGAACTACCAACCGCGAACCTTGACCCCGCCCGCAATCCCCGAGGGGAGAGCCAAGGGACAATCTCGCTGTGAGCGTGTGGATCAGTTCAGAGGTTCCAACCCTCTGCTAATCACACGGAGTATAAAATGGCAGATGCAACTCTCTCTCGGATCGGTCAGGCCAACGGCGCTGGCGCGACCGATGCCCTGTGGCTCAAGCTGTTCGGCGGCGAAGTCATGGGCGCTTTCAACCTTGCCAACGTCATGGGCGACAAGCACCGCGTCCGCACCATCTCGGGCGGCAAGTCGGCTCAGTTCCCGGCCATCGGCAAGACCTCGGCGGGCTACCACACCCCCGGCACCGAAATCGTCGGCACCCCGATCAAGCAGAACGAGCGCGTCATCACCATCGACGACCTCCTGCTGGCGTCGGTGTACGTCGCTGAGATCGACGAACTGAAGAACCACTACGATGTCCGCTCGGAGTACTCGCGCCAGCTTGGCGAAGCTCTGGCTGACCACTACGACCGCAACGTCCTCCGCAACTTCGTCCTCGCTGCCCGCGCTTCCGCGACCGTGACGGGTGAAGACGGCGGTGGCTCGGCCACCAACGCTGCTTACCGCACCGACGCTGCCGTTCTGGCTGGCGGCATCTTCGCTGCTGCTCAGAACTTCGACGAAAAGGGTATCCCTGAGTCGGAGCGTTACATTGCGATCAAGCCCGCGCAGTACTACCTCGCTGCTCAGAAGACCGACCTGATCAACACCCTGTGGGGTGGCAACGGTTCGTATGCTGACGGTAAGATCATGACTGTCGGCGGCGTGACGCTGCTGAAGACGACCAAGCTGCCGGGTTCGGACGACTCGGCCAACACGGGCATTCCGTCGCAGTACCGTGCTTCCTTCGTGAACACTGCTGCCGTCGCGTTCCACCCGTGGGCCGTTGGTACCGTCAAGCTGCTGGACATGAAGACCGAAAGCGAATGGGACATGCGCCGTCAGGCCACCCTGATGCTGGCGAAGTATGCCGTGGGTCACGGTATCCTGCGCCCGGAAGCCGCCTTCGAACTGAAGGTCGCCTAATCTAACCCCTGACGCCGGGGACTGCCTTCGGGTGGTCCTCGGCTTTTTTTCATAGGTACCAGATGGACCCCATCACCAGAACCACGGAACTCGAAGCAATCAATGAGATGCTTCGGGCTATCGGGGAAGCACCTGTGTCGGCCATCGACACCGGGAACTCCGATGTAACGACCGCACTCGACTTGCTTCGCAGTCACTCCCGACGTGTTCAGGCGTTGGGTTGGCACTTCAATACGGAGCGCGAGTATATCATCACCCCTGACGGGAACGGTTACCTCAACGTCCCCTCCAACGCACTCAAGATCGACTCGACGAGCTACTCTAGTTCCATCGACGTGATCCAGCGTGGGGACAAGCTGTACGACAAGTACAACAAAACCTTCGTCTTCACCGAACCACTCAAGGTGGACATGGTGGTTGGCCTTGATTGGTCCGAACTGCCCGAGAGCGCCCGTGCCTACATCGTCGCCCTCGCTGGCCTTGAGTTCGTGGACACCGACATCGGGTCGGACACTCGCCACCAGTTCACTTCGTCTCGCGTGAACAACGCACGTCTCCTGCTGGAATCCGAGGAGACTGACAACGGTGACTTCAACATGCTTCGTGACTCCCTCTCGGGGTTCGAGATCAGCTACCGGAGACTCTAATGCCCGCAGTTACGGGAACCATTGCAAACCTCCTGAATGGTGTCTCGTCTCAGGCGGTTGCCCTTCGACTGCCCACGCAGGGTGAAGAACAGATCAACGGCTACTCGGTACTGACCCGTGGCTTGATCAAGCGACCGCCGACGAAACTCCTCAAGAACATCGGTGTGATCGCTGGTGCATCCTCGGCATACATCCACACCATCAACCGGGACTCGGCTGAGAAGTACATCGTCCTGATCACCAACGGTGACCTCAAGGTCTTCGACCTCGCAGGGAACGAGAAGACGGTGACCTTCCCCGATGGGAAGACCTATCTGTCCTCGGGTGTGACCAATGCGTCCCGTGACTTCGCTGCCACGTCAGTCAACGACTACACCTTCATCGTCAACAAGACGGTGACGGTGGCGATGGATTCGACCAACAAGTCTCCGTCCCGTCCCAACGAAGCCCTTGTCACCGTGAACGCTGGCAACTACGCCCGCAACTATGTGATTACCGTTGACGGGACTATCGCTGGACAGGTGAAGACCCCTGACGGTTCCAACCGTGGACACTACGGTGCTGTCGATACGACTGTCATTGCCAAGCACATGCACAGGGCGCTTCAGTATTCCGGGTCGTGGGACATGCGGGCCTTTGGGTTCATGGGCGTGGACTCCGCATACGGTTCCCAATGGGATTACTCGGGTGTCGTTGGGACTGGCATCGCTCCTGCGGCTGGTACTGGTCCGTTCTATGCGGGCATCTACAACAACACCATCCACCTCTACAACAACACCGCCGACTTCACCATCGTTGCCACTGACGGTACCAACGGTACGGCCATCAAGGCAGTCAAGGGAAAGGCTCAGAAGTTCTCTGACCTTCCCATCAATGCACCTGACGGGTTCGTCGTTGAAGTCGAAGGTGACATTGAGACGGGTGCTGACAACTACTGGGTCAAGTATGACGCAGCCACTCTGACGTGGGCTGAGTCCTTGGCTCCGGGGACCGTCAAAGGGTTCAATGCAGCGACGATGCCCTACGTCTTGGTCCGCAATGCGGATGGCACGTTCACCTTCAAGAAGGCAACGTGGGACGAGAAGCTGGTTGGTTCTACCGATAGCCCCTCGGTACCCTCCTTCGTTGGCTCCAAGATCAACTCGGTGTTCTTCCACCGGAACCGCCTTGGCTTCCTCTCGGATGACAACATCATCCTGTCTGAGGCTGGTGAATACTTCAACTTCTGGCCCCGTACCCTGACCACCGTCCTCGACAGCGATGTCATTGACGTGGGTTCGTCGTACACCGAAGTCACGAAGTTCCGCCATGCGGCCCCCTTCGGTGGTGACCTTGCGGTGTTCTCGGATCAGGCTGTGTTCCGTCTGACGGGTGGTGAATTGCTGACCCCGAAGTCGGCAGCGTTGAGGCCCTATGGTGCCTTCAACATGTACCAGTACTGTAAGC